TGAAAATAAATCTAGCTGTACGAAAGGTCGGTCCCGCTATAAGTATCTTGGTTCGGGGCTCAAAAATGCATTGAAGAAAACAATAAATAGCCGCGATAAAAGTTTTTCCGCAGCCACGTCCCCACACGCACATACTAAAGTTTCTGTTAAAGAATGCCTTCAGAGTTATCTCTTGGTAAAGAGCCAGTTTAATCCCCGACAAAAGCTCTGTGGTAAAACCAAGGTTGGAACGCATGAACTTAGCTAGTGTAATTTTAGCTTGGCGATCTCCAAGATCCCCCTTTAGCGCAAGGGACTCCTTGTTTATATCAACGATAGGACGCACATATTTTTCCGGACAATACCACATATCATAATAACTTTAAGTCGTACGCTAGTTGCAAATCAAATTTGGTTTTTAATATTTTGGTTAGCAAAAGTTTTTTGACGATCCTTACGCACTCTACCCTTCCATCCACAAACAAAAACTGAATATGAGGAAATTCCTGAATCAACTCTCTCACGTTATGAAAAATAAAATCAGGAGTTACCCGAGTATTTTTTTTATAAACATAGGGCAGCTTCTTAAACGCCAAACACTCTTCCAATTTTCGTTCAACGAGAATTACCATATACGCATCTTCTTCCGCGGCTCTTTTTATTTCGTTCTTGAATCTTTCCAAACCCGAACTTAACGTGCCTATAAGGTCGGGAACAGATTTTCGTTCAATATAACAATTCCCCGTTTTATCCTTATCGTTAAGGCAGTAATCTCCGAATTTCAAGCCCTTGACTTCCGTGGGGAAGTCTTTTATTTGCAAGGGGTTTTGTTCCCGTGAATCAATGTATATTAGATGATCTTCATCGAATTCTTCCTCGAATTTTATTTTTCCGTCTGGTCCTTGGACAGGCAAAGACGAAAGTTTATTCTTCAAGCCGATCCCTTCGCACAATTTATAATAGTTCTCAAAAATTATTTGATAATAGGAAATAGGTGGAACCAAAAGCGTTCTAAGTTCCACTTCGGTTGGGGTATACTTAAGGCCCTTTTCTCTCTTTCTTTTTGTTAAAAGACCTTTACAGTATTTTCTAGCTTTTTCCATGGAAGCTTCTTTCAGCCAACTTTTTAAATTTCTTTTGTTGTTGAAATCAGCTGAGAAATACTGTTCTTTGTTTTTGAATTTTATGAGCTCTTTCGTGTGAAGATCGTGTCGGGGAAATTGGGTGTGATAATAATCTCCTATTGAAAGCTTGTGAGCTTTGATATGTAAATGAAGATTCTTGTCTTCTTCAAATTCTTTTTTGCAAACGTTACATTCAACCATTTAAAACTTCCTCTTCGCTTATCCCCATGATACGGGACTTAATCTCCTCCATAGAGGTCAGCCTCTCTATCTCGTTGGAAACATTCTTCTTTCGAAGTTCAGCTATCTTAATCATTTTACGTCTAGACTCCTCATCTTTCCAAAGTTCTACAAGGTTCAATATGGAAGCAGATTCCTGCATCATTTTACTCATGCGGTGACTTCGTTTTTCTTTGAGTTCGTTAAGTAGTTTAGTTTGCCGGTTAACGCATTGGTTATATTCTGTCTGCGCCGTATTGATAGCTTCTACCAAGCTCATTGCCATCCTGCGGCCCTCTGTGTCTTCCGCGTTTCGATCTAGTAGCTGTTGAAGCCTCTCGACGCGTCGCTGGATATTTGAGGCTATAACTACTTCAGCGGAGAGGACAATATACTGATCAACCTCCTCTTGGGTTAGGTCAGGCTTATCCCATGTATATCTTACAAAGCTGCTTTCAAATAATTCTCGATCTGTCTCAATATTGTAAGTACCAATTTGATGAAGAAAACGGAACGTATGCATATATCCGATTAAGGTGTACAGATTCCTTTTTATTTTAGTCGTGACTTTTTCCTTGTCTATCCCGTTGTAAACGTACTTGTTAACCCTAACCAACGCACGAGCTTCTGACTTGGGCGGAGAATATCCTCCCTCTGCGGCAGTCTCCTCATTCGTTACGTCCGAATACTTAACTTTGTTATTTATCGTCTAAAGAAACTCAAACAGCACCTTATATCTGAGATCTAAGGGGGAAATGTTTGGGTCATCGAAAACCACCTTAGCCATCTCCATAGGTTTCATCGCGCCGCAATTATTCGAGATAAACTCTTTCTGATCTTCGGTAAGTTCGGTTTTCTCTTTCGGGTAATACTTATGAGACACCTTTGCCTTAATACTCTTTTCAGCCAGAAATTTCTTCACGGCTCTTCCATACTTGGACCTTCCGTCTCTCATATCTTCGGGGACATCCGGAAAAACCAATTCAATTAATTCTTTTATGTAAGGGGGATCATCAGGGCGATTATTCCACTCATTCAACAACGCCAACTGTTGATTTTCGTCGAGTTCTATATTTTTTGAGCTCATATTATTTCGATATCTCCGTCTTTCAACATTTTTTTAACTTTTTGTATTATGGATTTTTTAACATTTTTAATTTGCTTGTATCCGGGGACTCTATTCTTTTCGTTTGTCTTGTACCCCATTAAAGTCGCCGCTTCCTCCTCGGACATATTATTAATGTAAAGAGCCTTATATATTTTCCATTCCGCGGGTTTCAAAGTGGACTCCATCTTAACGTGGAGCTTTTCCATCATGGAGAGTACGTCAAATCCGGAATATTCAGCGGAGTTTATTTCGTGTGAATGGTCATCTATGGAGACGGGCAACTTTGCGTCATACGCTTGTTTTTTGGTTTTCGTCCAGTTTGCGTAAAGAGGGCACGCTTCTGATTGTTTTCCATAGATGTAACACAGGTCACCAGCTTCTGCCGCCGCACATTTCAAACAAGGTCGACAATAATTCCCATAGTTATTTCTAATAAGATTTTTAATCTGATTGGAAATTATACGATTAATCCACGGATTAAGAGGTTTTTTAGCGTCGTATAAATGCCACTTTTTAAAGATGTGAATTCTTAAAATTTGAGAAACGTCATCAAAATCCATCCACGAAAGCGCTGTCAGATTCCATTTGGATTTTCTTTTTTTTATCTCTAAATCTATCTGTTCAATTAAGTCTTCGAATTTAGGTTTTCTGCGCCTGCTCATGGTTTCGAGATGATCCCGCGTCCCTCATGAAATCCTCAGCGAAAGACTCTTTGGAATAAGTAAGATCAGCATCTCTTACATAACCATCGTTATGTCCTTCCAAATTAGATCCGGCTAATTTATCCAGAGGTGTAATGCTGTATGATCGAGATTCACCTATTTCCACATTAAGCTTGCTCATGTTTGGCATCTCGAACCCCTCTTCCTCAACCTCTTCTTGAATTGTTGCAATTGGATTTCTGGGATCAGCTTTGAACACCCTCTTAGCTGGGGTCTTATTCAATGCCGAGAAGGCCTCCCCACATGAGGCGCAAAATTTAGGCTTTACTGCGGTATAATTTGTACCACCCCCGCAAGTTGAACAATATATTTTCATCTTCTTGGTATTACACTATTTTACTAAAAATAATTGATTTTTCAAAAAAAGTGTATATCTTATATATATGGAGACTATCAAATTCAAAAATTCTGACGGTATAGAATACGAACTGGTATGGAAAAAACCCCATCACACTTACAACGCTGACGGGTTATGCTATTCTCCCGAACTTGATAATCCCAAGATTCTAGTGGACCCAAAACTCAAAAAACGTAGGAAACTCAGTACTTTAATAGAAGAGGTGACTCATGCGTTCTTTTGGGATAAATCGGAAAGAGAAGTTAGGAAGTTCTCTTCGGTCTTGGCCGGTTTAATTAACAAACAGATTAAATAGTATCTAATTTTGACAATTTAGACACGACGAACTTGGTTAACTCTGATCTGACAATATCTTCCGTGCTAAACTCGAAAGTCTCTATGCCCATATCCCGACTTTCCTGATTATCAAAAATACTAAATATTCTCCCAAAACCCCCCCGCTGACCATTTTTGAGATCTGTTTGCATTGGGTCCGCCAATATGAAAGCGCGCGAATATTTTCCTATACGAGTGAGAACAGTCACTATTTCCCTAAGTGAACTGTTTTGAGCTTCATCTAAAATTACAGCTTTAGAATTCCAGCTCATCCCTCTAGCAAAGTTTACAGGGTGAATAGATACCCTTTTTTCTTTTTGTAGTTTTTTGACTGTCGCTTCGCTCAAAAGTTCATCTAACTTGTCCATAAAGGGAAGGTTATAATAGTGAAGCTTTTCGTCCGCATCTCCCGGCAAAAACCCGAGCCTCGAATCAGAACTTTCCACCGCGGAACGCATATATACTATATCGGAGACCTTGCTGGAATTTAACAAATGGAGCGCCGAATATACGGAAGTAAGAGTTTTCGAACTTCCCGCGGGGCCTTTACATAAAATTACCCTAGTCTCTTTTCTGAGGGATAATTCAATGAATCTTTTTTGTTTTTCTGTCCAGTTAAGTTCATCTATATAAAAGGTGTCTTTTGGTTTGAGTGTTTCCCTCTGGTGAACTTTTACCTTCCCGTCCAAAATCTCAAGGGATTCAAGATCCCTTGTGCTTTTTACTTTTGGCATCAATGTAATTTACACCAAATTAGTGTAATCTTTAGAGAAAAGTTATGAACGAAATTACCAACGCTATTCCGCAAATCGTTAATTTGGCGGATCAAGGGGGAATGACCCCTGAACAAATGGAGCACGTAGCACAAGATCTGGTGGGTCAATACGGATGGTTTGTGTTGGCTGCTTTGGGGGCCATATTGGCTAAAGACATGATAATAAATTTTGCGCAGGCATTACTTGTTTTTATGGGGAGTGATTTTAACAACGACGATATAATATACATCTCTGGTCGCCAAGCGAGGATAGTCAGGGTTGGTATAAGAACCACCTGCTTTTACATGACAGATAGGGCCTCTAAAATGGTCGTACCCAATGAACAACTCAAACAACTTACGATTGAAAAAAGACTAATGCAGAATGGTAAAGTTCCCTATTTGCCCACCGGAGGAGAGCCAAGTTATGTTGGAACCGAAGAAGTACCCATTCAGCCTCCCCCAACGGAAGTTAAATTAGTAGCGGGGTATAAGCCTCCGACCAAAGCGCCCACGAGAAAAAAATGAAAAAAACGTTACTTATAATTATGATATTATTAGCTGGGTGCAAAACCCCTTCGTTGGATGAAAAGGGGCGATTAGAAAAAATAAGAATAATGGTTCCTGCGCTGATTGATATAGAATTTGACTATTACAAGGATGAGGAGAACAAAGGTAAAAGTAAATACAAGAAACCCGAGCCTGTTCCCGAAACTGTTAACGGTTACCCGAAATTAATGCCAAGGAGTAAAAAATAAGTGTAAAGATTAATGAAATGAAAGAGATCGATTTTAGCGAACAGATCCTTAAGTACAAGGAAGATGGCCTTCTCGCAGACGAAAAAGCCGGTTACCCACCCAAATGCAAACCGGGATACGAAGTAAGTGAAGATAAGAAAAAATGTGTTCCCGTCAAGAAGACCACGGAAGCCGCTAAAACCAAGAAACAGTGGGACAAGATTCACGATTTAAAAAAGGACGAAAAATACGACAAACAAAACAAGGGAGCCAAGATAAGCTCAAAGTCTAAAAATGACTTACCCGATTCCGATTTTGCGTATATCCAACCGGGTGGAAAAAAGGACGCTTCTGGGAAAACCACTCCCCGTTCACTTCGTCACCTTCCCATTCCAGACGCATCCCACGTCAGAAACGCTTTAGCGAGACTTGGTCAAACAGACATTAGCCCCGAAGCTAAAAAAGCTGCTCTTCGCAAAATTAAAGCCGCAGCTAAGAAGTTTGGCATAAAAGTTA